TAGGCAAATATACACACTCACCAGCAGGTAATAACATAGCTAAATAATGTGTTGCATCACTCATAGAATCTGCTGTATTGTCTGCATCTGTAGTCCATTCTGCTGTGCTAAACAATAACTCACAAGCAACTGCACCTGTATTTTCTACAAGTATTGCTTTTGGAGCTACCATTGTATCATTTGCTACATCTCTTGAATAATTAACTAGATCTATTCCATTATTTGAATTATCTACTTTTATAGTTTTATCAAAGATAACATTATATGCACCTGATATTCTTTTTACATATTCACCTCTTGGTGTTGTGATTTTTATTTCTTTTGTATAACCTGCCATAATTTTCTCCTATTGGTAATGATATTTTACTATTAATTGTGCTGTAACATCATCTGTTCCACCTATATTCTCCACAAAAGCTAAAACTACTTTATCTGCTACTACATTTGCTGAATCTACAGTTAATGTTGTTGATGTTATCCTGTCATCTCCTGCTGTTAATGCACTTCCATTATGTGCTAATAATGTTCCACTTGACAAATCTCCTGCACCTGAACCTGTACCTGTAGCCATATCATAAGAAAATAAATGGAAGTTTAATGTTGTTGCTCCATCTGCTGATGCTATAACTCTTATCTCATCTATAGTGATTGCTGTTGGAATGTACCAATAAGTAGGAACAACTAACTCTGCTGCTGATGATAAAGTTAATGTGGTTGCTGGATCAGTACCTGTTCCAAAACTTACAGCTGCAAAGTCAGCACCTGATGTATCTGAATTTAAAGAGTTCATACTAACCATAGGATAATGATGACCTGCTGTAGGTGACATATCAAATACCCCAAACTCTTTTACTTGTGTATTAACATAGCTTTGTGTGCTTCCTGCTTTTACAGCACTATTAGTTGTATCTACAGTTAATAAATTAGTACCATCAGATGCTTCTACTAAAAAAGCATCTCCTGAATCTGAACTTGGTTTGACTTGAGCTTTGTTTTGTCCAAGTGTTAATGCTGTAGATTGCCCTAAACCATCTTTTATAACTGTGCCACTAGCAGTCCTACCTGAACCACTATTCTCTACTTGAAGTATATCTCCATAAGTTGATGCTATAGTTTTATTTGTTAAAGCCATAATTCTCCCTAATTAAGATGTTATATTGCATCTATTGTGCATTAATCCAATCAATTATTTCATTAATCTTATCAATAATTACAGATAAGGCATAATCAGAGCTACTTTCATCTGTTTCATCTCTGCCATTTACTGCCTGTATATTATTTTTATCTATTCTATCCATTAATCAATTTCCCAAACTGTTGTCATTGTAACTTGAAAAGGTGCTGTAGTTATATCTATAAATAAATTTATAACATCTCCTTCACTAAATGTATTATTTTGGTCGCAAGTAAAAGAATAAACTGTTGAGCCACTATCTGCATCTACAGCTCCACCTGAAAGCACAGATGCACCTAAAGTTCCATTTATCCTTAATTTTAAATCTGTTTCATCTGGTCCTGTCCTAGCATATAAATATGCTTTTACTAGCTTTCCATCAAAGGGAGCTATCCAAAAAGTATCATCAATCATAGAAGTTGAAGTAGAAGAACCTTCAACTGTAGAAGCTCCAAAAGGAACATATACATCTGTAGTAGCAGAAGCATAAAATTGGTGCATTTTATAATGGTAAGATGTTCCCCCACCTCCAGCAGCACTTGTACCTGAAGTTAATTGAATATCATTTCCAGCATCATTTGTAAAATAAAGCTCATTAGGGGTTGCTTGTTTCACCCATATCTGCCCTTGACCTGCAACATCTGCTGCTGCACCTAATCTTTCTTTTATTAATAATGAGCCTTGTGAGGTCATAGTTCCATTGCCTGCACCTGACTCATCTAATTTCAGCATCTCATCACCACCAACATAAATGCTTAAAATATCATCTGATGATTCTTGTATATAAGTTGTTGCACCTGAATCAAAAACAACACTTCTACCTGTTGTAATATCTCTACCTGTTGTTAAATCTCCACTAGAGTTTAATGTTAGTTTAGTGTCAGCTCCTACTGTTGTATCACCTGCATCAATCTTTAAATTATTACTATCATTTGCATCATTACCTATTGTCCATCTAATTGTTGAAGCATCATAAAATAATACCTTAGCATCCATTCCTGATGATGGAATTAATCCAAGAGCAGCTTCATTGTCTGAGCTATCACCATCACCACTATACAATGCTGAATTTATAGAAAGAGCATTTGACCTAACAGTAACATGACCTGCAACAGTTGTTGTTTCTATCTCAATACCATCAGTCATATTTATATCTGCTGTAGATCCTTCAATAAATAAATCACCCTGAATAACTAAGTCTTTGCTAAATGTAGTCTTTTGATTAAACCTAAGTTTATCAGTAGCTAATTCAATAGGTGTTGTAACACCATCAATAGATAAAGTTCTTAAATTGCCATCTAATACATTATCTATCTTTAGCTCTTTGCTCATTTATATTTTTTAATAATAGGTTTTATTTTTGCCCACATCTCATCATCTTTTTTTGACTTTGTTAATTTGGTAATTAAATCACCAACAAATAGTAGTGCATTTACACCACCCTTTTTAACTATCCATTTACCTAGAAGTATCTGAAACATTATTTATTATCTGACCTTAATCCTTTGATTAAACCTCTTAATGCACCACCTACTAAGTTGTCTACTAAGTCAATAAAATAAGGCTCTATAGTCTTATTCCATATCTTTTTAGTAAATGACCATTTTGTTAATCCTACTGTCATTAAAACACCCAGCTTTTCACATCCTGTTTCTACAAAATAACATAACTCATCATTTGGTATCTTTTTTAATACCCATAAAATTGCACCACCACCACCTAATCCTAAACTCATTGTTATCCAATCCATTGTTTTTCTCCTTTAAATTTTAATTGTCTTTTAAAAACTTCTCTAACTTTGCTTTGAAGCCATTACCACCATTTCTATTCATTAACTTAGAAATAATATCTACTAAACCTTTATAACTTTTCTCAATTCCTTTTTGCTCAATCTGCATCTTTTTCTGTTGATCTATGAGCTTTATAACAATACCTTCTAATCTTTTAAATCTTTCATCTAGTTCTTCCATAAGCTCATCTTGAATAAACTTATTTTGTTTCCAAATAAAAAACCCAAAAGCTACTGCAACACAGATGGGAATCCCATACTGCTCTAATATTGTCAAAAAATCCACTAGCTCTTAACTAGCTTATATATCTGTACACATAAATAGACAAATGTAGCCAACCCTACTAAAACTCTGACTATAACAGGTAGCCATTCTATCCATGTAACCAAAACTCCACTTAATCCTGTGCTTGTTGTCTTTAGTGCATCCATTTTATATTCCTAAATTTTGAAGCACACAACACACAAGGAGGAGGTCTTTATTGTCATACAACAACTTTGAAGATAGTTTCTGTTTTTTGTCTTTTGTTTGCTGACTTTGCATTGTATGCTTCTAATGTTTTATTTATTTCATATCCTGTATTATTAACATTTTGTAAATCTATTTTAATTCCATCTCTATTGCCATTGTTATAAAATATGTAGCAATTCTGAGATGCTCTACCACTTAAATTTAATGCTTTTTCAGAGTAATCATTTGCACCTACCATACTTGAGGATCTAGAATAATTATCTCCTACTCTAGCTGAATGAACATGACCAAATATTACATAGTTTATTTCTACACCTTGCATAGCATATCTACCACATATTTGATTGATAGCTTTTTCTATTCCACCTCTTAATCCACCATGACCATGTAACATTAAAAGATTTTGCCCTGCAACATTAACAACTATTTCACTTGGGTCACCTTCTATAAATTCTATATCTGAATCTTTAAAAAGGTATCTAAGGCAATTATATATAGTATAATCATAGTTATCAGTAGCTACTATATTGCTCCAACCAAGTTCTTTATTTGCTCTACCTTCATTCCCAACCACACTTGCAACTGAAACATTGAAATCTTTATTTAAGTCTAGTAATACTTGTTGCATTATATCTACAGATAAGAATGTTGCTCTTGCCCTGTTTGTAGCCTGATTTAGTAGTTCATCTAACCTTCTATCAGAATTTAATAAATCTCCTGTTAGAGCTACCACTACATTCTTTATATCACTAATCCTGAAGTATCTTTTAGCTTTATGTACAAAATGTTGGCATCTTTGTGCTGCAACTCTAAAATCATACTTATTATTCTTTAGGTTTACAAGCTCATTAAAGTGTACATCACTAAATTGTATTACACCAACTGCTTTATTACTTCCTGTATGTTTCTTTGTTTCTGTGTGTAGTTTATAATTTTCAAAAAGCTGTTTTAATTCTTTACTGTATTCTTCTACTGCATTTTCAACTCTTGCAAACTCTCTAAAGCTCTTTCTTTCTATCCTGCTTACATCTTGAGCCTTTTGTTTTTCCTTTCTGTATTTTACATTTTCTTTTAGAAGTTCAATGTCTGTTATTGGAAAAACTGTTCTACTTTTACATCTTTTACATCTATATCTTTGCTTACCATGCTCTATTCCACTCTTTGTAAGCTGTATGCTAAAACAATTAGGACAAGCTAACCTATCCTGCATACTTAACTATATCAGATAGTTTCTTTGCCCTGTTTGGTGTTTGTTTTGCCCATCTACTATCAAGCATCTCAATACCTGCATTTTCAAACTCATTTAATCTTAGAAATTGAATTGTTTTCTTGAATTTACTGAAGCCTGATAAACCCATTTGATAGCACATTTCTATAACAACATCTTGCACTTTTTCAGGTAGATCTGTTATAAAAGGGAATTTATTATGAACCCTTAGCTTTAAATCACCTACTTTTCTTTCTAGAATCATAGTAGCTATATCTTCATCCATTACTAAATCTTTAATTGCAAAGCCATAACCAATAGTGTCATAGCCTTCTGTGCATTTATACACTCTAGCTCTGAAACCTTCTGATTCTTTTAAGTTATCTATTAGTGACATTAACTAGCTGATTTTGAATATTTTTTAGGTTGTGCATCTGATATAATAGTAACACCACAAGCAAGAACAGCAGCATTAGCTGCAAATATTTTATCTGTAGATGCTTTTCTTATTATTACAGTATCTAGTCCTTCTAAACTAAAAGTTCCAATATCTGTGCCATCTGATGTGTTTAATGTTACCAAATGCTCTGTACCTGCTGCTGCTGAATTATAAAGCCTTACAAATTCACTAGAGCCTACATTTGAAGAACCAGCATCATCTGTTCCTAAAGCAGCTTCTGTTGTTATTGGTGAAAATATAACCATAATTAAACACCCTCCACTTTACAGCCTTTAGATTCATACATTTTAATCTCTGCATCTTCTAATCCATCTCTTTCTATTACATTACCATTAGGCTTTGTGATTTTATACTTAACACTTACTTTAGATTCTTTTTTTACTTCTTTTTTTACTGATTTCTTTTTTTCAGACATTATTTATTCTCCTTAAATAATATTACCTTTTTTATCAAAATTTACACCACCAAATATACCTATATTATCAGCACCTTTACCTTTTTTATTCCTAATAACTCTATCTGTTACTTCTTGCATATAATCCATGTATTTAATTTTTTTGCCCTTATAATATGCTTGTTGTCCTTTGTTATCATCTCTAACAAGTTTTAGTTTTTTATCAGGATCAAGTTCACACCCAAATTCTTTATTATTTAAATTTCCTATATCTTTTTTGTTTGACATGAGAAGTAAAGGGGAGCTTTTACACTCCCCTTCCCTTTATCTATTATGAGATTTCAGTATGTATTTCTACACCATGTAAATCAACTAATTCTGAAGCTGCCCAATATCCATTAGCAACTAAATTAGTAGAAGCACCAAGCTCATTTCTTTCAGTTCTTAACTCTATGAAGTTACCTGCACCAAAGTCCATGTAACCTGCACCTAAAGCAGTTTTAGAATAGATAGCACCTTTCTTTCTTCCTGTTGCACCATCAATTACTTGTGGTGAAGTAAAGAAGTCAATACCTGCTATGCTAGTTACAAAACCTGCTCTATAGAATTGCTCACCTACAAAACTAGCACCACCATGTGCAAATGCTCCAACACTTGAAGCTGTTGCTGTAGTAGCTAGTTCATTAGATAAACCAAAAGATCCATACATTTGTTGTGGATGAAGAACTGCTGAGTAAGGTCTAGGAGCATCATTAGTTTCTAAAGAAGCTACTGCATCCATTATATCTAAAAACCTTAAACCATCATCAGTTCCTTTAGATGTTGCAAAGCCATCATATAATGCACAAATATTTGCATCAAACTCTGCTGCTACTGCATTACCTAGAACTTGACCTGCATTTACCATTAAAGCATCTGCATTACCATGTGCTGCTAAGTCAGTAACTCTAGCATTAATGTGATTTCTTAATATCTCTACATTAGTTGCAGCAGTTGTAATGCTTGTTGCTGCTACTTCTGTATCTTCATCACCTGTTGCTTCATTAGTAACATCTGAAACACCTAATTTACTATAAACTGGAAATTGAACAACATTACTTCCTGTTTGTGCTGCTACCATTGAGATAGTAGAGGGAGTAACTGCTGCTTTGTTGAATTGTACTATTGCTGCTGCTATGGTTTTTCCTAGACCACCAGCTGCAACACCTACATCTGTATTTGCCATAATTGCGATTCCTTATCTTACAACATTCTTTCAAGGTAAAGAACCTATCATTTTGAATGTGCTGCTATTTAAAGCTATTTTCTAAATTACTTAATGTAACCTTTGACATTCTGCTCTAAATACTTTTCAGCACCTTGTGGGTCTTTTACTGCAAACTCTTGTATGCTATCATAACCACCAAATTCACCTTGAGGTGCATTTGAAGCTGCTCTGCTTGTATTTGTAGGAACAGAATTGACTTTAGTTACTTTATTTACATACAACTCCAATTTATCTAAAGGTAAACTATCTGCAATAGCTTTGTCTGAATCATCAGTTATTTGCTCCATAAGAGAAGATCTCTTATTTGTTTTATAATCACTCCATGCCTTAACATCTGCCTGAGCTTTTTCTAGTTTAGCATTTGCTTCACTAAGAAGTGTCTTATACTCTCCTTGTTTCTCTAGTTCTTTTTGTCGAGCTGCTTCTTGATTTGCATTTACTTTATCTAATTGAGCCTGTAATTCAGATACCTGAGATTTATATTCATTTTTTTGATTATTAACCTCATCAAATCTATTCTTTGGAATACCATCTGATACATTGTTTTTACTAGCTTCAGTGCTAGGTGGATTAACCTGAGTTGCTTCAGTTTGAGTTGTGTTATTTTCTGACATTTGAACCTCTTTTGTGAGTAATTGTTTGTAAATCTATTGCCCTAATATATGTAATATATTAAACAATGCAAATATTTATTTCTTACCAATAGTAATTGTTTGACTACCTTTAGGCATTGTTTTTTTTAATTCTTTATTAAAAGATGGCATTATTTTTTTAATTACATCAGGGTTTATTGGATACTTTTTGCTTGTTAAAATTCTACCTTCAGGTGCATTTGCAGACTTTATATTTCTTAAATAATCTAATTTATAAGATTCACCTTTCCATCCTATGTAAATAGCATTTTCTTTAGGTGATGCCACAGCATCTGTATTTCTCCATAATGCTCCTGTAGCTACAGGTGCTTTTGACCTCTCAAACCCACCTTGAATCTTTTTTATTTGTTCAGCAACTCTAATTTCACCTTTTGATTTTGCTCTTTCATAACCTTTTGAATATTTAGGGAATGGTTTATTGTTTGCCATCTTAGGATTAGATTTATCAAATGTAATCTTTCTATATTCATTAACAGCTACACTAGCTAATCTATTATAAAATTCTTTACCAAATAATGGAGATGGTATTTCAAATGGTTTGCCTTTTTTTGCCATTAGTTTTTATCCTTATTTAATATTTTCTTAGCACCTTTAGGATCATGACCAAACTTGTCTTGTAATGCTATCTCCCATTTGTGTCTGCAATTATAACCACCACCACTTATAAAAACATTATGACCAAGATTTAAATCTATACCAAGTTGTTCAATCTCTTTCTTAGTTAAATCTCCTGCTGCCATCATCTCTAAACAAGCAGGTCTTGTTTTTTCATCTAATGCTCCTATATATTGATATTTAGTATTATTAGGCATTTCATCCATCATAAGTTTAGTTACACTTCTACTGTATTCATTCATGGCTGTATCTACTAATGTTTGTAATTGTGCTGGACTTAAAGAGCCTTGACCTCTAACTGAATCAACTACTGTTTGTATAGGTGAGCCTGAAATAATGCCCTTAATCACCTCTTTTTTAATTATAGCACCCATATTGTCCAATGTAGATAATAGTGACTCTTTATTATAATTAATTAATGATTGTAATGTTTGTTCTGACAATACTGCAAATCCCTGTATGCTTTGTAACATACCACCATGACTATCTTCAAATATATTAATAGCATTAGCTGATTTAGCTCTTACTATTTGTGAAACATCTAAATCTTGGATAAATATTGTAAATTCTTCTGCTGATTTGTTTCCTTTGAGTTTATATAGGCTATCAATTACTTCTTCTTGTACTTGCAAAAGTATTTCTGTAATCAATATTGAATTTTCTTCTATGAATAGTTGATCTGACATTAAGCCATCAATCCCCATTCTACACAGGTTTAATTAATTCTTTTAGTAATGAGTTTTCAGGTGTTTCTTCTTCTGCAACTGCTACCTTACCTCTTTCTTCTAAATATTCTTTAGCAGCTTCTCTATCAGGGAATCTATCAGGGTCTTTTTGTATAAGTATATCAGCTTCATCAATTAAACCTTTAGATAATTCCCAATCCCATTTATCTCTTTGCTCACTATCTGATAACACTTCCATGTTTTCTTCAAAATCAACACCTTCAAGCTCTCCTGCATCTTGACCTAAATCAACTGCTATCATTAACTTTTCTAGTTCAAATAAATGTCTTTCTACTTCATTCCATCTGATAATATCTGATACTCTTGAGTCTGTTAGCTCTTGATTTCTCAATTTTATGGCTACACCTGATTGAGCTGTTGTTCCTTCTACAAAGCTAATATCAATGTGATAGTTCTGTGCTAACATCTTATAAGAAGT